AGATCAAGGATGATCGGAATATTCTGATTGGTGCTTCGGCTGAATCACTTCATATCCCGCCTGATCTCTGGGCTACGGCAGATCAAATTCTGCACTCGCCTGGAACGACTACGGCTGGTGGAACTAGTGATGGAACGTATGCCCAGAATAACATTAATGCTGTTCGGCATATGGGTATGGTTCCTGATGGGTTCTTTGTGAATCGTAGGTTTACAAACACTAACGACTACTTCATTAAAACTGATGTACCTAATGGTACAAAAATGTTTAATCGTGTTCCGCTTCAAACGAAGATGGAACCTGATTTTGATACTGGTAATCTCCGCTTCAAGGCTCGTGAGCGTTATAGCTTCGGGTTCTCTGACTGGCGTGGTTACTTCGGTAGTGCAGGTAGCTAATACCAAAAGATATAGGAGAGAGTGTAAAAACTCTCTTCTACTTCTTTACTAGATTGAAGGGAACAACATGGCTACAAATATTAAAACTGCAACAGTTACTGGAAGTGGACAACCTATAGATTATTCTACCTCAACTGTACCAACTACAGCTACAGGTGGAATGGGAGATGTTATTGCAGTAGGTACTCGCCTTATTGGTATTACGGCTGCTGTTACTGGAACTTGTAATATCACAGATACTTTTACTTCTGTCAATACTGAAAAGACTTTGACTCGTATTAAGTTTGCTGGTGATCGTGATACTTATTTTGGTGAGCAGGGTGTAAAATTCTTAGGTAAGATTATGGTATCTGCACCAACTTCTAATTCTGTTGTTATGATTTACTATGGTTAATCATGCCTGACTATGATTACTTGATCACAGATGTAAAAAATACAACAGAGAATGACTCAACAGAATTAGCCACTCAATTACCAAAGATTGTTAATAAGGCAGAAAATAAACTAACTACTGACTTAGATGATCATGGTTTAACTGTATATACATCTATAGCGATCCCGTCAGGACAGGCCGTTGTTACTATTCCTAGTGGTACTCGTATCGTTAGGAATTTCTCCATGACTCAGGATGGGTCACGGAAGAATATGTTATTGCGTACAATGGAGTATGTAAATGACTTCTGGCCTGTAAGTGCCAGTACCAGTGCTCCAATTTATTATGCCTATAGAGGTAATACTGAAATACGAATTGCTCCTACTCCAGTATCTACACATGATGGTGAGATTATGACGGTAGTAAGACCAACTACTCTTACCTCTACAGGAACTACATCCAACTACTTTACAGATTTTTGTTATGATGCCCTATTTACTGCATGTATGGTAGAGGCATCTTTATTTATGAAAGACTCAACTGCAACCCAATTATGGGAAACACAGTATCAGTATCACATTAATGCACTACGTAATCAGGCACGTAGGACTAGACAGGATGATATGGCTGTTAATGCCAGCCCTGCCGGTGGACCTGATACACTGATTAAAGGATCAACCTAATGGCTATTAGTAGAGCTAATATAGGGAAGGAAATTAAAATGGCAGGAAAGAAACGAGTAGGACTTAAAAGAGGTGGACAACCAAAACTAGGTTCTGGTAAAAGATTTAAAAATTTAACGTCAAAGTTAAAAAAACAGGGGGCCAAAAATCCTAAAGCATTAGCAGCCTGGATTGGACGCAAAAAATATGGGAAAACGAAAATGAAGAAACTATCCGATAAGGGGAGAAAAACATAATGGCTACTAAAGAAGCATTATATAAAGATTCAAAACTACCTGTGGCTAAACCAACAGGTCAGGGATTTGGGGCTGCTAAGAAGGGTCCAGCCGTTCACGGTCCTATTCATGCAATTTGTGATTATGACTACCCACAGGGTGAAAGTTTCCCCATAGATCATAACACTACCTATACAAGAGAGGGGAATTAAAATGGCTAAAATGTCACATATAGGTCTATACCCTGCTGAAGAAGCTCGTTCTGGTACAATGTCTGAAATGGAACGTGTTAAACATATGAAGAAAGGTAAACAGGTTAAAGGAGTTAAATTTAAAGACCTTGGAAAAAAGAAAGTTAGAATGCAACTTCCTGACAAGAAAGTTAAAATGGAAATTCCTGACAAGAAAGTTAAATTTAGAGAACCACTTACAAGAGGGGCAGATAGGGAATCTATAGAACATTTAATGCAGCAACTTACTCCTGAAATGAAGCAAAAATTAGGTTTAAAGAAGGGTGGTCAGGTTAAAAAGAAAAAGAAGAAAGAACAAGGTTACAAAGATCGTAAGGATGAGTCCATCGCAATGCGTGTAAAGAAGAAGCGCACTAAGAAGCAGTTAAAGGCTAGTCGTGATGAGTCCTACGGTAAATTTGGTAGCAAAACTAAGAAGCGTGGAAAGATTAATCGTTCATCCAGTAAGGGTTGGGATGGTAATCGTGAAGTCTCACGCCACTACGATTCATAAGGAGAAAGATTATGCCCGCATTAAGTAAACAGCAGATACGAGAACGAACCGAAAAAGCACGTAAACAATGGGAGAAAAAAGGCGGTAAGACTACAAAACTTCCAACAAGAACTGCAACAGGAGCAGCAACTCCACCTTCTAGTAGTAGTCGTAGTGGTAAGGGACCAATGGGAAGTGGAGGCGGATTAAATCCACAAGGAACTGTTAAAAGTTATACATGGCCTAAAGGAACAGCCCCTGGTGGTGCAGCTATAGCTAATGTTAAAGAAGCTCAGAAAAAGAAAGCTGCTAAAAAAGAAGCTGAGAGAGAAGCTGCTAGAGTAAGAAATGCTAAGAAAGCTGCTGCTACTAAGAAAGAGGCTGCTGCTAAAAAGAAAGCTGAAGCTGCTAAAAAGAAAGCTGAAGCTGTTAAAAATAATGGTACAAAACCAGCTAATAATAATAAAAACATATCTAGGACAGGTTCAAAACTTCCTGTTCCTGTAAAAATTTTAAAGGAAGCGGCTAGATCAGGAGCTATTGATGATCTTGCTCGTGCAATGGGAAAATATTCAGGACAGATTAGAAAGTGGTTTAGACAATATACGGGTTCAGGCTCAACAAAACCTCAGTCTAATAAGCTTCCAGGTAACTTATCACAACAGGTGAAGAGGCTTCCAGTACCTACTAAAACAAGTGGAGGTGGACCCTTCTTAGGGCGTGGATCTCCTAAAACAAGTGGAGGTGGACCGTTCTTAGGGCGTGGACCTAAAAAAACAGGTCCATCAAGTATTCCAAAAACTAAACAACCAACAAGATGGGGTAAGGGAGTTCAAGCCGCAGTCCGTACTGCCCCTGTTGTAGTTGCTGTAGGTGAATTAGGAGGGAAGGGTGTTGAAAAAGGAAGAGGAACTCATACACCTTATAGTGTTAAAAAGGGTGATACACTTTCTGAGATTGCTCGTGATAAAGGTACAACTCTTAAAGCATTACTAGCAGCAAATAATATTAAGGCTAAAGATGCTAATAAATTAAGAATAGGTCAGAAATTAGTTCTTCCTGGTAAAGTAAAAGATAGAAAGTCTGTCTATCAGGGTATGACTAAATCTCAAATGGCAGCAATGCATATGCCTAAGACTAAACCTAAACGATCTCAGACTATAGGAGAAGGTAATATAGATCCTCTTCATGGTACTACTCGTAAAAATAAACATGATGTTTCTAAGTATTCTGATATGACAAAAAAGAAACCTATAAAGAAGAAACCTATAAAGAAGAAACCTATTCAAGATAGGTATAAGTACTTTGGAAAGCCAGGAGAAACTATAGGTGATATCTCACGTAAATTGGAGATTAAATATGATACTAAACCACCTGGAAGTTTACCACATGAAGAAGGATATGTAGAAAGGAATAATCGTGGTGGTCAGATTAAAGGCTATAAGAAGGGGGGTAAAGTTAAGAAAGTTCGTAAAGCCTCTCGTCCTCGTGGAGTAGGTATTGCTTTGCGTGGATGGGGTAAAGCAATGAGGTAACTATGGCTGTACTTAAAAACCTAGCAAAGGCTGGAATAGGTGGTGCAGGAGCAGCATATAGACATACTGTTGATCCTGACTACAAAGGTGATACAGCTATTCATAGGGGTATGGCTAAAGTTCCAGAGGAAGCATGGTATGGATTAAGTGGTGGATCTATATTATGGAAGATAATGGGTGATGATAAGAGAAAAGCAGTAAAAGCAGCCGCTAAAAAAGTTGGTATGAAACCAACAGAATATCTTTCTAAAAGAATGCCAACTGCAATGAAAAGGAGTTTAATAAAACACTTTGCTACTCCTAAAGCATTAGCTAAAAAAGCAGCAAGAACTGTTGGAACTGCTGCTACTGGCATTGGTGCTCCTCTTGCATTAGGATTCTTTGCTAAAGATATATATGATGTAGGTAGTGATTTTTGGGATGATATTACAAATGTTCCTAAAACATTTAGCAAGGCTCACCAGAAAGTTCTAAAAAATAAAAGAGGTGGGCAGATTAAAAAGACTAAAAGAAAAGTTAATAGTAAAACTCGTGGTAAACCTCGTGGAGTAGGTAAAGCTCTACGTGGTTATGGTGCGGTTTCTCGCTAATGCCCTTTAAGTCTAAGAAACAACAGGACTTCTTAAAAATAAACCATCCTGAGATTTATAGGAAATGGAAGAAAAAGTACGGTACTAAGATTAAAAAGAGTAAAAAAAGGAAAAGTACTAAGAAGAAGAAATAATGGCAGAGA